CGGCTGGTGCAGACGTTCAAGAAGGATCAACGGTAGATAAAAATAACCCACCTAGAATTGAGATGGAAATAGTTGGTCATGGTAGGCAGTATAAAACATGGTCTGTAGCATACAAGCAATTTTATGGATCAACAAAAGATCCATATACTGGGGCATGGGATAAGCTATATAAATTTTGTACCGAAACCGGCCTTGTATTTAAAGGAATGAACGGCGCAAAATATCCTTTGCAGTGTGGTCTTATAGATTCTGGAAATGGTAGATGGGTTGACGTTGTTTATCGTTTTTGCCAAAGGGTAAAGAATTTTTATCCATCAAAAGGAACAAGGGATTTAAAACAGAAAACAGGCGACAAGTTTTTATCAGACTTAAGAAGCGATTCAGACAAAGTAAAATATAGGCGAGTTTTGACCAGTGCTGATAATCTTTTAATTTTGATAGCAACAGTAGGATATAAAGACATGCTATATTATCGACTTGGAATTAAAAGACAAGAAGGTGATATTCAAAGACCAGGTTTTTGTGAATTTCCAAACGATTATAAAAGATCTTTTTTTGATATGCTTACAAGCGAAACAAGAAACGAAAAAGATGGATCGTATTCAAACCACGGAAGAAGAAACGAATCACTTGATTGCAGAGTTTACGCCATGTGTGCGGCCGATGTTTTTATTGATTACAATGTTGATCTGATGCGTAAAGCGCTTGTCAAACAAGGGAAATGTAGTATTGAAAAAGCACGCGCCACTGTTAGATCTCCGATGTTTTTAAGTTATCTTGAGAAGCAGATTAATAATCAGATAAGGAGTATGTCACATGGGTAAAGATGGTAAAAAATTTCCAAAAGTAATTTGCATTTGTGGTAGTACAAGGTTTGCTGATTTACATGCAATAAAAAGATGGGAATTTGAAAAGGATGGATCTTCGATATGTTTAATGATTAATTATTTGCCAGCTGGATATTTCGAAAATGGAAATGATCATTATGGTGAAATATTTGGTAACAAGGATGCATTAGACGAACTACACAAAAGAAAAATAGATATGTCTGATGAAGTTTTTATAATAAACAAAGATGGGTACATTGGAGAAAGCACAGCAAGTGAAATTGAATACGCTAAAAAGAAAGGGGTACCTGTAAAATACATGGAGACCCCGTCTAATATTGATACGCGCACGAAATAACTAGCTTCCAAAATTGAAAAACAAAACGAATTACTGTATTTTGTTGATATGAGTACCCGTTTATCAAGATGGCAGGCAGATCTAGAAAAAGTGGAAACGCAGCTAACTAATGCAAATACGGCATTAGAAGAAATACTTGAGTCTCAAATGAATGATTATGAATTTGAAAATTCAGATTCGAGACAAAGAGTTAAATTGCAAAATATTGAAACGTTAAAAAAAGTAATATCATATTTAGAAACTAAACGAGAAAAATTATATTCTAAAATTGAAGGTCGAGGACATACACAAGCGTTAAGGTTGAGGCGATAATGGGAGCACTGGAAAAAATTCTTAATAAAATGTTGCCTAATAATAGGCTTGAAACCGCGAGCCAAAAAATGATGTTTTCATTGGGTGACGGTGATTATTTTTCTGATGGATCTAAATACAAAAGAGGTATTGCAAGATCTGGATCTCCTAGAATTTATCATGACGCAACGAGAAGAATAAACGCAAGAAATGCATATGAAGAGTCTACGGTTGGCCGCGCGATAGTAAGGCGGCATGTTGATATTGTTGTTGATGCTGGTTTAAAATTCAAGTCAAAACCGCTATATCAGATAATAGGAATATCGAAAGAAAAAGCTGAAAAATGGGCGGATGAATTCACGCAACGTTTTGATCTTTTTATGAGGTCAAAAATGTTTTCATCGTCTGGTACAATGACCGGTTATCAATTTCAAAGGCATCTAACGTTACAACAATTTAAGGACGGTGAATATTTTACTGTTTTTAATCGTAAAATATTTAACAAAAAACAAATATCACCATTAAGCTTTCAGATTATAGACAACCAACAAGTTGGAAATAATGTAATGACTGGTTTTGGTAGCTATACCATGACCGGAGGTTATAATGATTTTGATTTTGATAACGGAATTAAAAGGGATGAATTCTGTAGAGAGTTATCCTATCTTGTAACGTGGAAAAAGAAAAACTCGGAACGTACAGAGTATGAGCAAAAAGAAGTTCCGGCCGAGTTACCTAATGGAATGACACGTATGACACATGGGTTTATTCAAGAACAACCGAACCAATTACGAGGTGTAAGCACGCTTGCACCTGTATTGCAAGAATTACAGCATTTTCTAGATTTCGATATTTCCCATATTATGAAGGCGATTCAACACGCAAGTCTTGTTTTGGCGAGCGAGACAACCGGAGAAGAAAACAGCGTAAATCTTTTTGAGGGACTTGGTGTTGGGCAAGGATCTATGATTCTTGATCAGGATGACGATACTATTTTATCAAGTACAGAGTCTACGGGACCAGATGGGTCTACAATGACTTATCGTCAAATGCCTGAAGCACAATTTCAAACTCCTGGTTCGGTTTCGTTTTTTGATCTCCCGAAAGGGAACACCGTAAAACTTCTTGACAGTAAAGCACCGTCCACGGGTTATGCAGAATTTGCTGAAAACTTCCTTTCCTACCTTTCGGCGGCGTGCGATATGTCTATTGATGTTTTACGTATGAAATTTGGATCAAACTATAATGCCAATCGAGCTACGTTGATCCTAGCTTGGAGAATTGCAAACATTTATAGGAAAGAACTTGAAAGTGATTTTTTAAACTACGTAACGGAAGCGTTTCTTGAATGTGAGATTGCAATGGGGCGAATATCTGCACAAGGATTTAGCGATCCAGTTATTCGCGCGGCATGGCTGAATGGCGAATGGATTGGAACGCCTATGCCTGAAATGGACCCCTTTAAACAAATGCGAGCGAACAAGGGAAATGTTGAACTTGGAACAACAACTCTTGATCGTATCGCAGTTGAAACAAATGGGTCTGATGGTCGTATAAATAGAGCAGAAAACGCAAGACAGATAAGCGAATTAACAAGGCCATTTTGGGTAAAAGAAGATCCAAAAAATGGATCTGGCGATACAAAAACAAATGATAACAGCGATTCGACAACATGATTAAGATTAGGTGAAATATGGAAAATTTTGTTCTATGTGAAGAAGGTGCACTTCTAAAAGAAGTAGAACTGGAAAGAATATTTTTTAATTCTATAGCAAATAAAAAACATGAAGAAAACATGTCTTTGTTTGACTATATTTATACACAGCAAAACCAAACAGATGAAGATCCTTTATTTTTTAGAAAAAATGGAAACATTGCAGAGATAGATGTGAAAGGATTTTTAAGAAATGATTCTTATTGGTGGTCAAACAATACATCATATAATAAAATCATAAATGCTATTGATGAGGCTAATCAGCATTCAGATATAGATGAATTGCATTTTATTATTGATTCGTGCGGTGGAAACGTTGGGATTGTTGATATGGTTTGGAGAAAAATTTTTAATTCATCTAAGCCGACGAAAGCAATCATTCGCGGAAATTGCTGTTCTGCTGCATACTATATCGCTTGTTCATGTAATAAGATAATTTCTTTGTCGCCTACAAACTTAGTTGGATCGATCGGTGTAATTGTAACTGGTATCGATGCGTCAAAATACTACAAAGAGCTTGGTGTAAAATTTGTAAATGTTGTTTCAGAAAACGCACCAAAAAAAACCTTAGACGTAGATACAAAAGAAGGTATTGCAGAGATTAAAAAAACGGTTACAGCAATCGAATCCACATTTCTAGATCGTGTAGCTACTGGAAGGAAAAAAGACATTGAATACGTGAAAGCGAATTTTGGTCAAGGTGGCGTAATGGTCGCCTATGATTCTCGAAATGAAAAAAAATCAAAAGGCAAAAAAAATACATCTCCAGAAATTGACGCATTATCCGTAGGCATGATAGATTCTGTAGATAGTAAAGATGGAATGATTAATGCCGAAAAAAATGAAAGTGAGGAATATATGACAACTGAAAAAAACACTCCTGAAGCTGCAACGCATACTTTGTCTAAAGATGAGTATGAAGACTATATTAAAATCAAAGCGCGCTTGGATCTTGATGCTGAAATGAAGAAAAACCAGGAAGCTAAAGCCGCACGAGAACTTAAAGAGGAAGAAGAGAAAAAGAAATCTGAACATATGCTTGCTATTCGAAATGTAACTTCTATCTTGGCGTCAAATTCTTATTCTGAAGAATTCAGAAAAATGGGAATGAATGTAATCGATGGAAAAGTTTCATTCGACGATTTCACATCAGCAATCAGGGCAGAAGATCAACGAATTGCTAAAGAAAAAATGGATAACGCGAAAGATGAACCGACTATCCATTCTCAAAACAAAAATGAAAATGCCGGTCCAGTAGGCGACGAAATTAAAGATGAAAAAACGTTTGCAGCTGCGCGGCATCTTTTTGCGCATTGATTTTTTGGAATTTTGACTAAAAGGAAAAGAGAAAAAATATGGAAACTGTAACAAATCATGTAAACCGATCAAATTTTGTTCCGGCCGCTGATTTGATTTCCCGTACCGGTTTTACTGCCTCTCAGGATGCACAACGGGCAACTGCTGTTGCAAACCTGACAGTAATGGCGAAAGATTCAACCGGAAAACTGATTCCTTTGACAGATAATACGGCTGTTGATGGGACACAAATTCCAGTTGGTATTCTTCGTGGATCTATTCCGGCCGCTGACCTGGTTGCTGGAAACGTTACAAATGTTGAAATGTATATAGAAGGCAAGTATTTTAATGAAGATGATATTACCCTTGAAAATTCTCTCACTCTTGCAAGCGAGATTACTGTTGATACTTATACTGCCGATGTTGATACAGCTGACGCTGTTGAGATTGATACTATCGCAGGAGACGATGCCGTAGAACCCGATACACTTGTTGAAGATGATGCGGTAGAAATTGCAACAATAGAGAATGCCGACGCAACGGATCTTGCAAGTGCACAAACACTAGTAAACGAAATTAAGAGCGCACTTAATACATACACTTCTGCCGCTCTCACGACTGCGCTTATAAACGAAATTAAGACTGCACTTAATACATATAGTTCGAACGGACTAACAACAACACTTGTTAATGAGATTAAAACCACGTTGAATACCTATACTGCTGCTGGAAAAACGACAGCCCTTGTTAACGATCTTAAAACAGCAGTAAATACTAAAACAGGTGGCCGAACTATGACTATTCGTGAATATCTTGCGATGATTGGTATTTTTACGCGTACTGTTGACGCTGTCGGCGGATACGAAAACAGCTGATTTTTTGACGAAAGTTTTTTGATAAGATAGGAAGGTAAGAAAATGTCCATTGAATATGTAAGCTCCCCGATTGCTACTGATGCGTTTTCGCGTGGAATGCTTGAAGCGTACGCAGAGAAACCGCTTTTTGGCGTTGGATTTCTGACACTGTTTGCTGACAGACAGCGTTATTTTGTGAACAACGACACAACCGATATTCAAATCATGAGAGACGGCGGTGTTACCATGGCACCTCTTGTTCCACGCGGTGTACCGACTGCGCAGGGTGCAAACCGTAAACCCTTGGGCGGCAAAGGGTGGACTGAAATTTCACGCGTGTTTCCATTGGTGGAGCGGCATGACACCTTGACCAGTGATCAACTGACCCAGCGTGTTTTTGGGGAAGCCGCTTATTCAAATCTTACCAAAAAGCAACGTGCTGTAAAGCTTGCTGCGCAAAGCTTCGCCGATCTCGAATATTCCGCACTTCAAACGTGTGAATATCTCGCCGCACAGTCGATCATGACCGGAAAACAAGTTTCTTTGTTGGAGCAAACCGGCGATTCTATTGAGTACAATTTTAGGCGGAATTCTGGAAATGCAAACACGTTTGCTGTTGACTGGGGAACGTCAGCTACTGCAACTCCTGACGATGATCTTGATGCCGCGTGCGATGATGTCGAAGTCAACGGAAAAGCAATGGCTGATATTGCCTTTATTGGTCAAACTAAGTTTGGAGAGTGGCAAGATACGGCGGAATTCAAATTGATCATCAACAACCGTCATAAGGTAAATATCAAGGCTGATTTCGATCAACCTGCGCCGCCTTATGTTTCGAAATTGGTTGCTGCCGGTTTTAATTTCCAATTTATGTATAAAACCAAAAAGGGGCGTAAGCTTGCGATTCTTACTTACGACCACACATATAATCCGCAAGACGGAACCACCCCGGTAAGATTGCTTGATACAAACAAAGTATGCGTATTGGCGAGCAATGCGCGAAGGGATGCGATCTGGGGTCCCACGGACTATTTCGATTTTTCAGAAGAAAAAATGCGCCTATACATGGACGTATTCGGGATCAATCTGAACGAAATGGGTCTCGCTCGCGCGAAGTTCCCGAGTGGTTTTCCAATGTCAGGCTTGTATTACGATGCGTACAAAACTGACAACAGCGGAAAGGGTATCGAAATTCGTTGCCAATGTGCGCCGATTTTTTGCCCTGTTCAGACTGATGCGATCTGCATCATCTCCGAAAGCTGATAAGGTGGATTGAATGTCGACTAAGAGAAAAAAGATCACATACGAAGGAAGAAAAAGAACCGTCGAATACATCGAAGTTGAAGAAAAAAAAACTTCGAATGTCTGCGGCGAAAATGAAAACCAACCTAACGTATCAAGCGGAAAAAAGGAATCCAAATCGGGCAAGTAATGGGATCTTTACATGACAGGATAAAACGAGATCTTCCGTACATCATAGGGGCAAAATCAAAATCCAATGATACGGCGATTCTTGTTTCTCCTTCCTGTGTTGAGTATTCGTACGAAGGTACCATTACATATTCCCAAACAAGACAAGACAACGATGGGAATACAATCATAGTTGAAAATCCTTCTATCACTTTACAGATGTCATTACTAGATGTCGTTCCAAACGCTGGTGAAAAATGGATCATTAAGATCGATCAAGGCAATTTCAAAATGGAAGGAAAACCGCTAAAAAACGAAACAATGGATACTATTGTTTTTAGTTTGAAAAAATTAAAACAGTCTCAAGCGGTGTAAAATGACAACGTTAAAAGCACATACTGTTTTATCTTCCATTGCCTCTATTCTTTCTAGCGAATCTGATGGTAGGTTTTCTGTCGTAGGATATAAACAAACAGATACGGATGAAAATGAATCTTTGTTACCGATCGTATCTGTTACAATTCCAAAGGGTGTTTTCGATACTGGTGGTAGTGCTATTTATGGACCTTTTCAACATGATGTGAAATGTAATATTTCAATCATTGCATCTTGTGAAGCCGAAGTTGACTTAAATACGATCAACGATCCAGAAGCGACAGCGGAACAAAAGATAAATGCTATTTCCGCGATGAAAGGCGCAGATGAAGGCGCACAAGCATTAATACATTCTGTTGTTGGAGATATTTTTAACATTCTAAACAGTGTTGAAAATTTCGATTTAGGACAAACAAAAGGAACAATAAAGAAAAGATCGTTGACTGGGTTTGAAATAAAAGAAGATAAAATTATTGATGGCGAACTTGTAACAGTTTTTTGTGAAATAGATTTCAATTTTTCAGTAATCGAAAACATAACAGGTTTAGATCCTGTTGTTGCAGAATCTCCTATATTGGATGGAAGTGTTGAAGTTTTTAACGACAAAGAAAACGAAGATTCACAGAGCATGGATCTTAATGCAGGAACAAACATAGACGAGGTATAAAATGGAAGATAAAGAAGTTGTTGTGAAAAAAGAAAATACATTAAAAAAGTGGTACCAATCAAAAACTATCTTGCTTGGTTTTGCTGCCGTTGCTGTTGCAGTTGCACAAACGTTGTCTGAAAATTTTGACTACAAAACAGCCTTAATTGCAGCGCTCGGAGCTGTTTCAATTTATCTTCGAACTTTGACAAATCAAGGGGTGACAAAATGAGCATTTCGACGACTTCACAGGCGGCCGGGAATTCCACGTGGTTGCATGGCGCAAGTTTTAATCCTGGAACGAATCGACTTGATCGCAAACCTATCTTGTTTGGTACTTTCGATCCATCTAAAACCGCGATTGTTGCAAATGCAATTTATTCGATCAAGAGCGCGGAACACGCAGGTGCAATGTTTGGTTTTGGTTTTCAGTTACATCGTATGTCAAGATCCTTTTTTAAGAATTGGAACGGAAGTCAGATCGATGTAATTCCAATTACTGAAACATCTGCGGCCGCAACTGGTACGATTACATACACGGGTACGGCAACCGAGACAAAGACTCTAAAGTTGTACATCTCCGGGGATCTTGTTCCTGTTTCCGTGACTAAGACAATGACCGCCGCACAAGTTGCAACGGCTGTTGTTGCTGCTATTACGGCTGACAAAGATCTTCCAGTAACTGCGGCCGTCAACGGAAGCGAGACAACACAGGTTGACCTGACTTCAAAATCAGAGGGTCTATGGGGCAACGGAATCACCGTCGAGCATTGCCTTGGATTTCAAGAGGCAATACCCGCCGGAATTACGGCTGTTGTCGTTGCGATGGCAAATGGTGCCGGAACTCCTGTGTTGACAAGTGCGATTGCGGCCCTTGGAACTGGTACGCATCAGAACGAAAGGTGGTATACAGCGGGTGTAAATGGAGGTGGTCTTGAAACAACCCCGATGGATGCACTTTCTGTATACAATGGAGAGGGTGATTCGGAAACGGGAAATCATGACGGCGAAGTTGGAAGATTTTTCTACTTTATGAATGGATACACCGATCCTGGTAGCGAAGATCTCGCAACCCTTCAAGCCCTTACGGCGCTTCGAAAAGAAGATCGAACGAATGGCGTCTTGTATGTTCCTGGTAGCCCGAATCACCCAGTTGAAATTGCATGCGCTGCAATGGCGCAACGTGAAAAAATGTCCGTCAAGCATCCGGAAACAACTGTTGTGGATGTTGTATTGACTGGAATCATTCCAGGATCGGATACGGATGATCTTAATGGGAATACGAATCTTGATGTACAGTGCGTGAAACAGGGAATTTCTACCGTACGAAAAGATGGATCATACGTAAGACTTCAAAACCTGGTTACATTTTATCGTCCTGATAGCGTTGCTAGTGAAAGCAATATTTGGTCTTCAATTTGCTCTCTTACGAAGTCGCAAAACGTTCAAGAGATGAATAAAAATAGGTTTGGACTTGATAAATGGAAAAACATTTCTATTGTTGAAGACAAAACAAAAGTTACAGATATTGAAGCCAAACAAAAGGCAAGGGATATTGACGACATTTTAACAGAGATAATTTCTCTTGCAACCGCTTATGAGGGTATGGCGCTACTTTACAACGCAAAGTTTACAATTGATAAACTTACAGTTTCGCCTTCAAGCTATATCACGATCAGATCTGGCGGAAAAGGGTTTAACTATATTATGCCTATTGTATACAGCGGTGAAGGTGGGATCGTATCCGGAGAAATTCAGGCCGATGCAAATACTAACGCTGCTATTGATGCGGCATAAGTTAAAAAGGAATAGGTAAAGAAAAATGGGAGCTGGATTTACAAGAAAACTTTCGATTGATGGTAGCGGGTTCAACGTATTAACAGATTCCGATCTTGACAAGAAACCTGATTTTACTTTTACGTCTATTCCCACAAGCGGAGATCCAATCTACAAGACGGAAAAAAACCCGCTTGAAACTGGAACGTTTAAAGTTGAGTACACAAAGGCAAACGAACTGCTTTTGCATAACAAACAATTGCAGTGTGCAAACGGTGAAAAATTGCAGTTTGTTTATGTTGACGCAGACGGAGAAACATTTTCTTGCGAAGGAAAATTCAACATTGGTGCCACATCAACTATGAACGGATCGATCGATGTAACCGTTTTGCCTTCAAAACAATGGGTGTAAAATGACCGAAGCAAAAAAAGAAAAATATATTTTGAGTAAAGAATCGGCCGAAGAAAATTTTCAGATTTTGCTCGATGCATATGGGATCGATCTTGAATACGTAAGGAATGCATATCCTGACGTAGCAGCGCAAGTTGAATACAGATTCGGAATTATGAAAAACTTTATCCGGCGCGGTTTAATTGAAATTGTAACAGACGAAAACCAAGACGTATGTATTGTTCAAAATCTTAGTCCTGCGATCGGAGAAAGAACAAGTATTAAATACGGTCCGTATTCTGGCGAAACAAATATTTCTAAAACCAAAGACGGTCCAGCATATGCAACCCAGCTTTGCAATGCACTTGGATCTATGTCAAAACTAGGTCCTGAATTTTTCGGAAGTAAAAATTTGAAAATGCTTAACATGCGAGTAGCAGACGAGATCTTCACTTTTTTTCGAAACGAATTCTAATTGGACATGTCGGAGTAGAATCAATTTCTGAAAGGACTTTTACAATGGTTGTCTCACTTGCTAGATGTAACGTTTTACCAAGTGAGATCAAAAAAATGTCCTTTTATGAGATGATCTATTGGTGCCATGTGTACGGAACGGCATACAAAGGGGCTGATAACTAATGCCTGAAATGCCGGTAAAATTTCCATTTATTGGATACGATAAGGTTTCACCAGCAATAAAAAGTATGAAATCAAACCTCATGCGTTTTGGTGATTCGTCGAAGTCTATTTTTCGTAGAATGAACAATGATGCACTTTCAGTTAAAAGCGTCATGGGTGGAATACTAGGCGCACGTATTATCGGTGCCGGTATTGGTGCATTCAGAAACCAAATATCAACCATAAAAGATGAAATAATTGATTTCGATGCGGCACTTGTAAAAGCAACTGCTAGGTATGGCTTTGATCGGTATTCAAAACAGTTTCAAGAATTAGGATTGGCTGCGAGAGACGTTGGCGCAAAAACTAGATTTACAGCTGCTGAAGCGGCTAGATCTATAGATGAATTTGCAAAGGCAAATATAAACGCAAAAGACGCAATGATCCTTGCGATGCCTGCGTCAAAGCTTGCTGTTGCTGCTGATCTTGATGTTGCTACGGCAAGCGATATTGCCGCAACTTCACTTGCAGTATTTTCACATGGTGCGAAGCAGTTTTCAAAAGATGCTGACGTTTTAGCATATACTGCGAATCATACAAAAATAAATCTTTCTGATTTGTACGAAACATTAAAATCAGGTGGTGCCGCCCAAATGGGTGGTTCTATTAGTACGTTTTCAGCACTTGCAAGATCTCTAGCTGATTTTAAAATCATCGGTGAAAA